AATACAGAATCATCTTCTGAGATCGGAGCAGGATTAGAAAACTCTGATTTATCATAGTTCCAATATCCATCTACTTTTCTGACTTTAAGTTTAAAGTCTGCACCTTCCCACATATCAAACGGATTGATAGGTTTCTCATCTTCGAACTGAGGTTGCATTACATCTTTGACTTTCTCAAAGATTTTTTTACCGAAACGATAAAGCATTACTTTACCTTCATTCTCAGGATGAGTTGGATCTGAGACAACAAGAACATTCGCTACATAGTGTAGTCTTCGTTTTTGTTTTCTTGCTTGATCCTTTTGGGCTTCGTCGCCACTATTCCATAGAGTAGTATTATACTCTGAAACAGGACAATCATTTCCTAGAGTTGTTAAAGATTTCTCTATGAACCAACCACCAGGACCTTGAAAACCATGATCCCAATATTGGATCCATGGAAGTTCTTCTCCATTAGTTGCTGGTAAGAATCGAAGTACTGCATAACCATTACCAGATTTATCTAGTTCAGGTTTCCAGAAACGATCATCTCCATAAGATTTCTTTTCCGAGGATTCGGACTCTAACGCGGATTGTAGTTTATCGAAGCCACCGCGACTTCGTTTTAATTCATTAAATGACATTGTATTCTCCTTGTATATTTAATTTTATTATTTTATTATTTTATCCACTTTATTCATTATGTAAAACTATTATATTCTAAAGGTTTTTTATTTCCTTCATAGTATATAGTATAATCGACATTTTCAAATGTGTCAATCACTTTCTTTATCTGTGCTTCTTGTGTTCCTAATAGTGAGTTAGGATCACTAGTTCCAACCCTCAAGCGAGAAGTTTCTTTCTCTCTTTTATAGGCGTTAGTACCAGCATAGATATTCTGATAAGTATTCTCTTGAAAGTTCCATATAGAATCGAAACCTACAAGACACACTTCATCAAAACCCATTATAGAAGCCTGAGCCATAGCTTGACTTCCGGCAAAGAAGTTAACACTAAATCTAGGGTCTTCTTCTGTACCTTTCATATTCTGTATTTGCCATGATGGATCAACACCTATGACATGAACTTCCATGATCTTTGAGATATCATCTTGAAGTCCAAATATCCAGACATTATTATGTCTGTCTAAATCTGATTCTTTAATAGTGAAAGACGGATCGAATCCCATAAGAATCATTTCTTTATAATCTTTCGGAACAGGATCAAAGTCCGGAAAGATACATTTACTATGACTTGGGTAATCTGATTTACAAATCTCTTTGATGATAGTAGAATCACCAGATATCAAATAGTCAGGTGCAAAGTCTCTATACAAAGCATTACAACCAAATGTAGTACCTTCTAATGTATGTAAAGATACATCAGCTCTACTTGGACCGTTACCTATGATGTAGGCTGTAGCCATATCCCTCTCATTACTAATCTTATTTTTTGTGGTTCATATTCTATGAACGGTTTTAATTTATTTAATCTTATTTTTATCTTCGGCCAAATGAATTGTTCTTGTATCATTTCATCATAGTCTTCAAAGATACCAAACATATTATCGAACGCTATGAATGTTTCAGGTTGTATATTCTTACCTAAGAATTCTTTAAGTATGACACTATGTTGACCTTTCTGTACTTCTAAGACATCATCTAAAGTGTCATACCTGTCATACAAATATCTCATATCTTCTGTAATAGTGTATGTCAATTTCTGTTTCTTTTTTTTAAACTCTTTATAATTATCAATACATTCATTATCTAAAAGATTCTTTACATAGTATTTCTGTTTAGATAAGTTAGCGACTAGAAAATCTTTAAGTTCATCTCTATGTTCTCTAGCTAACTTAGCAAAATGATACTTGTCATTTCTTTTTAGAAACGCTGGTAACTTTACTGGTACTTTACCGTTGTACTTGAAGAAGTCATAAGACTCTGTATTAAAATGATTGTTAATAGCTAAGTACAAACAGTAGGCATCGAATCCTTCTCTACTCGTCATTAATAATATCTTTTAGCTCTACCCAATGTGTTGTTGTTTAGTTGATTAATTCTTTCTCTACGAACAGCTTCTTTCTTTTTTCTCTGTCTTTTCTCAGCTGGTTTTTCGTAATACTGTCTTTCTCTAACTTCTGCTACAATACCTTTTCTTTCACACTTCTTTTTAAACTGTCTTAACATAACATCAAACGGTGGTGGACCTTCATGTCTCTTAGGTTTGTTGAAATGTTTATTGTTCTGATAAGTTTTTTGTTTTTGTGGTCTCATATTTTATATTGGTAGTTTCGCGTTAGATTCTTCTTTTAAAAAACGAAGACTTACAGCTTCAGCTTTGATTTTCTCTTTTAAGGGAGGAGTTATCAATCCTTTGACTGAATCAGGTTCTAAATGATTCTGTTGACAAAAGTAAACGATCGCGTCTATATAGGATAATTCTTTTTTGATAACTAGTTCTTCAACTGAATTAGTAAACTTCTTTTTTGTTAAGATCATATATCTATTATAACAGCGTTCGCTCAGTTGTCAAGTTTTGGTGGGTTGTTGTGTCCTATCTGAGGATTGTAATCTGATATAGCTTTCTTAATAGCTTCTTCTGCTAATACAGAACAATGTAATTTGATTGGTGGTAACTGTAACGCGTCAGCTATATCTTTATCTTTAATCTGTTTAGCTTCTTCAATAGTTTTACCTTTTAACATTTCTACAAACATAGTACTTGAGGCTATCGCTGAACCACAACCATATGTTTTAAACTTCACATCTTCTATAACATCACCATTCATTTTCATATCCAACTTCATTACATCACCACAAGATGGTGCTCCGACCATACCAGAGATAACTGTAGAATCATTCGGATCAAATCTACCAACTGAATGTTTAGCAGGATCTTTGAGAACTGCTTCGAATCTATCTACTACTTCTTTTGAATAAGCCATAATTTTTTTGTATATGAGGTTATAAGTGTTATAAATAATACTTGGAAATCACAATGATTTTCATTTTATATAACTATTTATAACAAGGATACTCTAATGAATATTAAACAGTCATGGAGTAGACACGGCGAAGAAGTAAAAGCGTCAACATTAACTTTGTTTGAGATGAGTTTTTTATTGTTAGGAGTTATTTCTCCAGCTTTAATAATCATCTTTACCATGTAACTTGAAGTGTATGAACCTTAGGCACTACTCCTAAAAACCATATTCAGTTTTATACTGAGATCGAAGACTCAACAACTGGTCAATCCAGTTGTTGGGATTTTCGACAAACAACTGAGCTTGTCCTGTTTCTTCTACTGATACAATAGTTACTATTCTTTCTACTGGTACTCCATGTCTTTCTTCAAACATCTTAGCGTATGCTGTCTCTTGCATGAAGTATGATTTAATCTTACTCGGTGACTTAGCTTTAGTACTAGTCTTAAAATCAATTACAGATACTTTACCAGCGAACTCTGCTATACAGTCAACTCTACCAGCTATCGCTAGATCATCACTATACAAAGAACCCTCTAACATATAAATGTCTCCGATCTTTTCTGTAATCTCTCTCGTCTGATTAAACATCATTTGATCAAGAGGTGTAGCTTTCTTTAACTTTTCTGTAATGTCTATATTGTTTAGAAAGTCTTCTTGCATGTAGTGATATCGTGATCCACGACCAGCGGCTTGTGCTGATATCTTATCAGCTTTCTCTGCTCCGACATTCGCTCTCCACTTAGCTACCCATTTCGCGTTGTGCATACCTGTTACTGTAGTAACTGAAGGATACTTATTACCACTCGGTGTTACATAGTATCGTTTTCCGTTAACTGTTTCTGTCGGTAGAGTAACGGACTCATACCCTTCTAAGTGATTAAATTTCATTCTTTCTCCATTATTAATTTTTTCTTGTCGCTCGTGTCTTTTGATCGGCTTGTTTCTTAGCGTGTTTCTTTACTACCTCTCTAGTCTTAACTTCTTTACCAGTCTTTCTAGTATGTTCATCAGCTACTGATCCAAACGGATGAGCTTCACCGACTTTCTGTAAGACTTCTTTGAATCCATGATTGTCTACATTTGTTGTACCACTACTTCTTACGATACCAGCTACTTTAGTGTAGTGTTGTTTCATGTGAGGATTATCTTTCAGATATTGTTCTTTACCAGAGATAGTCATAATGACTTCTTTTACTTCACCTGTTTCTGTATTTAGAAAATCGTATGTCGGCATTAGTCTTGTATAAACTTTTGTTTCGAATCTATTACTTTAGCGATACCATCTATTCTCTCTTGCATCTTAGTTGTCGCTTCAATCTCTTTCTCTTTTAATTGTAGAGATATCTCTTGAATGAATTGTTTGTGTTTAATTACTTCTTCATTCGAATGTGACTTCTCAGCTACTAGTTCACCTATTCTTTGATGAGCTTGACCTAGTTGTTTCTGTAATGATCGAATATTATCTTGTAAGATTTTTATTTCTGTTTCTAAATCCATTTCTTTTTTGTCTCCACAAATTTTTTGACGATTTGTAATTCTTCTGATTTAAAATCACTTAGTTCTTTCGGTCCATACAATGTCCCGAACCTGACACACTTATTCGCGGCGTCACAATGAGTAATCCAATCTTCGTCTGTCATCAATGTCTTATGTTGATTGTCGTTTGTAAATTTAAATATTTCTTGTCCAACCTTAGTGAAGAATACCTCTACTGGTGACGGATCATAATATCCTCTTGGTTTACCGTTGTACAACTTTTTATTATTAGTCGCTGATTCACTTATCTTCATCTTTTTTCCTTTTTTTAAATTGAATAACATTATCATGTTTTTTTACTTCTGTTGAAGGTTCTTCTATAGGTTCTTCTGTATGTTTGACTTCTACATCTTCATCATCAATACCCATTAAAGAGATTGGCATAAGATCACTATCTAATAACTCAGCAGGTATACTACCAGTTACTGAATGAGTAATCAAGTTGTCTAATGCTTTAGAGTTACGAACATAACTATCCATCATTAGAGCGAACTGTACTGCCGTCTTATATATCTCATGTGAATCCCAATCTAACTCTCTTACAAGAGAAACATCATCTTCACCAAAGATTAATTCTACATTACCTTCATTTGTTATTCGAATGAAAGCATCACCTATATTACCTTTAATAGTAAAGTCTGAGTCAGCCATTTAACTCACTCTTTTTTTCATTTCTTATATGAGACATAAAACGATTGAATCCTGTATCACTTAAGAAAGGTTGTTCTTTACCGTTCGGGTCTTCATAACTATTAGTTCTTAAATAGTCAAGCATATATACAGAACCAGATTTCTCTCCGATTTTGAATGCATTATACATAGCTAACAATAGTATTGCTATATATGAAAAGTATTCTATTATAGTTAATGTAGTCATAGTGTATCTAGTATATCAAAAGTGTACTAGTGGTATCAAGTCTTTTGTGTAATTTTTTGTAATCTGTCTATTTGTTGTTGTATGATGGCTTTTCGATTTGGCCAATAGATGTATTCTTTATCTTCATTCTTCATTAAGTTTTGTAGTAATGGTAGAATGAGTTTTTCACATTCGATTAATCTATCTTTATAATCTAATTCTTTATTAGAATCTATCTGAGATAAATTGTCTTTATGATCATCTAATTCATTTAATGATTGACTGACTAGTTTTGTTAGTAAGTCTAACTTGGAATCTAGTTCTTCTATCTGTGCTGAGTTAGCTTGACCTGCTGATGATTTAGCTACGGCTTTAAGTTGTTCTGCAACTTCTTTTCCAACAGTAGCATCTTCACCTGTTTTTGTTTTTAGTTCTTCTTGATCTACAGCTGTAAATCCGAAATCATTATAGTCGGTCATGATACTTTAGGTACCCATTGAATCTTAATCCCTCTACGATCTAATTCATTTCTGATTTTCTGTTTAGCTTTAGGTTTAGTAGATGAATTGTTAAGTTCTGAAAATAATTCAGTTTGAGACATACACTTAATATAATAGTGTTCTGTTTTTACTTTACCTGTTTGTCTATCTCTTACTGTAGCTGATTGTTTAAATTTTATTGGCATTTTATTATTGTATTAAAAGAAAGAGGGAAGTTAATCCCTCTAATCTATAAGCTTATTAATCAGAGTTCTCGTCTTCTGTAGTTTGAACTGGTGCTTCAACAGCTTCTGGAGCTGGTACTTCACCTTGTTGTTCTTTCACTTCAGCAAGAAAAGATTCTCTTAGTCTTCCGACACCGGCTAGTTCTTCACCTTTGAATGCACCTCGAGCTGAGCATACATCAATGATTGAAACAACACCTGCTAGGTCTTGGACTGTTAATATTTTAGTTTCCATTATTTTCTCCTGTCATAATAAATGGTATTAAAAGAATTGAGTAGATTGACGCTCCTCTGAAACGCGGATTGACTTACACAATCTACTCGACTCTATTAATTGTCTCATGACTTGGCATTTCTGTCAAGTCAATTTTTTAGTGTCCTCCTTAAATAATAAGTTAAAGAAATTCGCTCATGATAACTCAATATCACCTCCTTATCTAAAGTTAAACTTCCTCATAATGTACTACCTTGCCGGGTAACTTTCTCACCCACAATTCATAATCTATGTTGGAAATCTGGACACCGTTGTGGCCTTAGCTGGTACAGCACTATCGTTCTGTTTAGTAATCGGTGTTCCGAATACTTCTGTATCTAACAGAGCTATATAACCAGCATCTAATCCAAGACCTTCCCATTTAGAAGAACTTGAATTCCACAAAAATTCTATTTGTTTATTTAACATAGGATCACGAAGAACAGCACTACCAATTATCGGGTCATATCTTCTAACTTCACTAGGGTGTTTTTTACCACTAGCATCTGTATAGAATACAACTCGTTCTTCGTCTGTTAATCCTAATTTGTTTGTCATGTATATATTTATGACGAAGCCTTACTCTCTTTTGGCCAAACTGTAGGAAAAGCTTCAGCGACTATCGCTTTAGTAATCCCTTTATATGGTAGTTTCTTATTGATGATTGAATGTAATAGTTTCGCTTCCTCGTTGTAAAGTGATCTATACATATTCAAATAGATTTCTTCTCTCTTAGCTTGTTTTACTTCTGGACCACCTTTGACTAGATACTGAAAATTTCTGTATGCTCTAATCAATCTGTCTTCTGCTGTATCAACTGAAACAGCTGCACTAGGTACAACACCTTCAGGTAAAGGACCGTCTGGTACTAACCATTCTATGTTATTAGCATATGCTCCTCGAAGTATATACATGAAGTCAGCTCTATCACCATACTTCTGTAGAAGTTCTATTTTTTCTTTTTTTGATTTTAACTTAGATGCTGCTTGTAATATCTCACAAGCTGATGCATCACTAGTTAGTCTTGAATAATCGATTGCCATTATTTAATCCACCTTTAATATTATCATATTATTATTTACTCGACCAGTAACCTTACTAGCCTTAGAGTTTATTTCACTCATAACTTTATTTAGTACAATAGAACCTGCGTCTAAAATACGATCAATAAAATGTTCAGTCTTCATACCAAGTTTCTTACTTGATGAAGTTTTCTCGTTAAAGTTTTGTATCGTTGTACCTTTAACACTTAGTCCGGCTCTATCTAATTGATCATACTTGATGATCTCATTAGTCTTACTGTTAAACAACCAGAGTTGTTTGGATCCAACAATCTTTGATGGATCAATAGACTTAACTTTATTGATAGGGTCATGATCTAAGTAACTTAATTTAGATACTAACTTAGTAGCTGATATCGCTTTAGCTTTTCTTGGCTTACGAATTGGTTTATTGTTATCAGCGTATCTTTCAGTATCTAATATAATTTTAGTAACGAAGTTTAGAAAACCTTTCTTTTCACTCATGTTCATAAAACTATATCCTTCTTTAAGTTGAGGATCAGTACCTAGAATAGCATCTTGAATTTCTAGTTGTAAGTCTGTATAGTGTGTTGGGATCTTACTAGCGACGGCTGACGATACTTTGTTGTCTGTTAGATATGAATACATATCGAACTTATCTGTATCCCATAGATCAATAGCATGATCAACTTCACCAAGAAGATCACGAACTTTAGCTTCCATGTTTTCTTGAACTGTTTTTCTTTTCTTAACGATCTTACCTTTATCTAAGTCTTCGGCTTTCATTTCGATAGCTTTCTTATTGTACTTTCTTAATTCGCTATGAATATGTTTCTGCCAACCAGCTGATCCCTCATCAGGATAATCTTTATGATCTGGAAAGACTAAACCATTTTCTAGTCCACGAATGATTGAAGCCACAGAAGTTGGAATGTATAATTTTTTAAATTTGTTAGCATTCTTATACCCGTGTTCTTTAGCGTACCCCATTATAATTTGATTACATCTATTTCTATCGTAAAAATATGTGTACCAACTAAAGAAGTTGTTGATGTTATTATTTTCAAAATAATCTACACCCATCGGTTCAGGACCATAGTGCATATCATCTATAGTCTTTCTTGAAGCTCTCGTTGATTTTGTTTTTTTTCTTGCCATATTAGTTATATATAATACTTTTATTTTCCGATATGTTTAATTTCGTTATTAGGTATAACTTGATAAGCACCTTTATTGTAACCGATGGCGACAGTAAAGTTTTTCGAAGCTTCTTTCTTATATGAATCATCAGCGATTAAAGTGTTACCAGCGTTAGGTCCACTATAAGAAGGATACTTCTCATTGTGTTCTTTCATAGCTTGTAATCTTTGTTGTTGTTCTAAACTCGGTTTGTACTTACCTTGTTGATGTGCGATGATAGTATTTTTCTTTGTCTTCCAAGCATTCGTTTTTCTTTTCTTACCAGAAGGTCCATACCTCATTGATGATCCTAAATTAATCATTCCCATGTAAACATTCTCTCCATTCTTGTTTATCGACTTCGTGAGGATACTTTTTAAAAAGTTTATCTCTACAAAATTCGTATCGTTCTTTTGACATCTTTTCTACTGTTTCTACTTTTCTCGGTTTCGGATCAGGACTTGATCCGATAGTAGTACTTATTAGAAATATAGTGTATAACCCTAAAGCGTATATTAGTAAAAATCTTTTCATATCCACATAGTAATTGTATTTTTAATTAGAAATATTAATCCTATTCCATTCAATAGTATCAAAGCTCTGTCATTCCATAAGAATGAAACGATCAACCAGAGAAACACTCCGATTGTAGAAAACATAAGATCATATTCTTGTAGACCTTCTGTACCTCTTATTGTCATACCACATAACACAAAGAAACTAGCTATCCATTTGATATACCAGTCTAGTGTGTAAGTCGGTGTTTTTGATTCTAACTTTGTCATTGTACTAAATACCTATAAGGGCGAGAGAAGAAAATTCACTTAGGGAAATTTCACCAGTTACAGCATATATCATTACGAAACCCAATTTACGAAAAATATTTCTTCTCTCATTGTTTATATTATACTAAAAGTGTACCCGCGGTATCAACTTTATTTACCTGCCATTCTGATATCAGAATATAAAGGTGTGAATTTAGCTTGATAAATTTTCTCAGCTACTTTTGACATTTCTTCTGCTAACATTGTCTTAATCGGTTCATCATCACTTCTATAACCAGTCACTAAAAACTTAAATTCCCAATTAGCTAAATCAGGATCATGTTTCCACATAGGTTTAGCTGAAGGATATGTTGTGACAGATTTTTTTGTTCTAATAGGATTACCGTCATTATTAAATACCATTCTTAAAGTAGATAATCTACTACCGATTGTACCACGACCTATTATACCTGGTCTTTTTGAATCTTTATGTTTAACAATGTAAACACCAATAGCTCCTGTTTTCGGTCCTGACAATTTATCATCAGGAATATTACCCCATAGTGATTGTGCCTTAGGTCCATCTTTCATATTGATTGGCCCTTGTAATCTCGGATTACTTTCAGCTACTTCTTTATGAATTTCTAGTTGACCTATTAAATTGTTCTGAACAATTTTGTGTGCTTCATTATATTCTACATTCATATTTTTATGACCCTCCAAGGTCGTTTGTTAATCATTTCTTTCTCCAACTCCCCAATCTATTACGACCGGAAATCTTGGAATACCGTCTGGTGTCTTCTCGAAGTATCGACAAGTCACCCATGTAGGTTGTTCTTCTTGATAGAGTAAATGTTTAAGTGTAGCTTGATTACC